TATAATATGATAAGAGGGGGAAATGAGAAAACAACAAACCAACTGCTGCATCCGCTCAGGGTCAGACACACCATCTGGCAAAATTATGGTAGCATAAAATTTTGTACTCTTTCGTACTAATTTTAAAAAAATTGCGGGGAACCGGATCAACCCGATGCCCCGCAAACCGCGCACGATGGCTCCTACGCCGTTTTAAAAAATTTCTCGATAATTTCCATAGTCTGCTCTGCTGTAAGCCCGGAATAAAGCTCTCCGTCCTCTGCAGTAGGGTTTTTCTTTCCCTCCGCCGGTCGCATGTCCAGAAGTTCCAAGAGCGTGCCGTCGCCGCTCTGGTCAAAACATACGCTGATCTGGGAATAACCATAACCGGCTGGTCTGCCAATCTCGATCAAAAAATTATAATGCTCCCAGTCAATGTCCTTTTCCGGATCGCCCTCCTCCTGAAACGGTGTCGGTCTAAGTTCCTCCCAGAAATTGAAAAAATACGGATACCCGGCTTCAAGTAACATTTTCTCCAGGTAAAAAATCTGCTGCTTCTCCGGATGTCCGGCACACGCCTCCATCCGCTCCTCTGCCATTGTTTTCATAATATCGCCCTCCTTATATTGTTGTTTTCCCTGAAAAATATTATAGATATTTTCTGTATCGGACGCAAGCCCGGTACTTACTGCCTCAAAAATTTTCCATAAGATCATGTCATATCAGAAAACATAACATCTGGTAAAAATTTTTTTAGCAGGCATGTTTTAGCGTATGAGTTCAAGCTGCCCGGAAATTTTCGAGACATATCTTCGCACCACTTAATTGCATCCTTTTCTTCTGAAAACATTTCCGCATCCATTTCGTGGGTACTGAATGTTCGGAACCACCATACAATTTCCGTCTCTTTTTCCTGCTGTTTTTTAGATTCGTAGGCTTCGATCATTTCTACAATTTTTTCCACCTTATAATTTTCGAGTACATCGTCAATATTATTGATAAGTACATCCCCATAGCTAAATACATCAGCCATCACTTTGTCATAATCATACTTTTTCAACCACGCCAATATTGCTTCCGCGCTCATGTGTTCCTTCTCTTCTGAAACTATAAGGTCAGCAAAATCAATAACTCTGCTTTCCTCATGATTCTCCTTGTACCATGCTCTACTATGTATTGTTATTTCCTTGTAATGAAACTCATAACAAGATTCCATAAATTCAAAAAAATCTGTATATGAACTGGATCCCGCTTCCCATTCATACCCGCACTCATAAGCCCACTTAATAAGCTTTTTGCTTCATACTCCGTTCTGCAGTAGACTACCATTCCGTCTTTAATTGTTTTTAGTTTCATCTCACTTTTCCTCCTTATCCCAATTATTCAATGTAACGTCAAATCCGCATACCCGTAAAATTTTCTGGCTTTGCTTGTACTGACTTCCGTAAAATGTTTGGGTGGATAGGTAAACATCTAAATTCCGGATCTGACGCATGTAGCTTAATTTATGATTGTAGCTTTTTGGATTCTTCGCCTTAAGCCATCCGCACCCCATATCGACATCAACTTCCAAGACATGGGTAGCGGATTCTTTTACCGGCATTTCATTCAGGGCTTTCCAGTCCTCGATGAACATACTCATCTCTTAAGCCTCCTTTCCCGATTGATTCCTCGTATTCCTTCAATACCTGCACCACCTTCTTAAATTCCAAAAGCCGGTACAATGCTTTTCTCCAATGGCGCGCAGCAGGTGTCCTGCTGATATGCTCCGCCCTGCAGATCTGATCCCAGTTCTGGCGGTCGATATACTTTCTCTCTGCGATGGACCGTTCCATCGAATTTTCCGGAAGAAAATCAATAATGTCCATGATTTCTGTTAAGATCTTCGACGAACGCTCCATCTGCTCTATAATCTTCGTATTGATCTCATCCAGCCGGAAAGATAATGCGGCGCATCCAAGGCTGTCTCCGCTTCCGTGTGGCATACCGTCATTTGAAACTCCGGACAACGGATGGTCAAATTCTCTTATGATTTCATTGCGGCGACGCTCCAACGATTTCTTTCTCTCGATGCAGTTGCGGTACTGGTTTAAGTACCGGTTTAATAAAAGCGCTTCCGGTGTGAGCTGCTCGTCGTATTTGTTCATGTTCTGTCCTCCTCCTCGGCTGCAAGAAAATATATCTTTCCCTGAATGATCTTAATTCCCTGCAAGTATTTGTTTTTATTATCAAAATCATATACCGGGAACCCCCGTCGCCTCAGTTCCTTAATCAGAAGAAGGATGCTCTGGCATATCGTGGCGAGAGGCACAGCGGAGAAGTCCGGATCTGTCTGGACACAGTCAACCTTGCTTCCCCGATTAAGCTTCAGACGCCATTGTTGTTTCTCCTTATCCTCTTTTAGTTTTTTTCTCTGATTTCGATTCACGCTGCTTCTCCTCTCTGCGTAATTATTGGTTTTCCGCCCCTCTAAAAAGCAACAACCATGGAAGGGAACGGGGCGCGATCCTTTCCGCCAAACTTCAACCTTCCGCGGATAAAGCGTATTTCAACATTTGGTTGGTTGTATATGTAATCATGAAAAGCTGCTGTGTCTGTTCTTGCCGGCATCAATAAAACAACTGTGGTTCCCGGCTTTTTCCCCTCTTCATAACATTTCTTTACCCAGATACCGGTATTCTTATTTCCGTATGGTGGATTGCAAAAGACGCACCTCCCAACCCAATTCTGCAAAAGACCATTTTGTTTCTCTGTAAAATAATCGTTGCATTTATAGTTGCTTTCATCGGCACAGGCATCTAAGTTGAAATGAAACTCCGCATCCAGCTTATCAAAGAAATCCTGCGGTGTTTCCCATCTATCACTCTTGCTGCTGAACATGATCTTGTCCATTTTTACCGCCTCCTTCTATCAGCCGGATCGCTTCCTCCGGGAAGCAGGCAACTCCGGACACACCTCCTGCTTCCCGAATCTGTTCCATCGTCTTTTTCTGAATTGCACTTACAACTCCGAAATATGGGCGCTTCACTTCGATTCCGTAAAATATTCCGTCAAGTACGACACAAACATCCGGGATCCCCTTTCGACTGTATGCCGCCGCCGTCGCTTTCCAAATAAATGCATCCGGATAGGTTTTCTGGATACACTCCATAATTTTATGCTGATAATAGGATTCTTTGGGAAGCTGTACCTTGATAAGACTATTTGCCTGCGTCCGGTTTTTGCAGATTCCCTTTTCGACGAGATAATCCTCTGCTTCTCCTATGTTTTCAAAACGATCAAGTCCTTTTATCATGCTTGTTTTTCCTCCCAAAGTTCCGGATTCTGATAAAGGTTTCCGATGATTTCAATTTGCCCATTATCAATCCAATATCCAAGGTCGCTCCGAAAATTAGCATTTTTCCATATGATGTAAAATCCCATGTGCGTATTTTCGGGATGGAATCCGTCGCTGTACTCGCCGAATCGGATTACCCCATGAACACACATGCGTGGATTTAAAACGATGTCGCCCTCATAAAATTCCTTGCCATTCAGAACGTATCCGGTAAACTCTCCGACGGATTCCCGGATAACATCCGCTACCATGGTTCTGTATGGAAACCCCCAGTCGATCATTGTCTCGAATATGATCTTCGGCTCGTGATATTCCGGCTTATCTTCTTCTGTGAAGCACACCGCGCAGGAGCAATGCTCATAATAGGCTCCATATACGAACCGCTTCAAATCCGGCGACCATCCTCTGTACTTAATATTTCTCATGAGGCACACTCCCTTCATAGTTCCACAGTCCCTGCTTTCCGGATGCCGGTATCGGCTTATCAAAGAGAACCGGTTCCTTCAACTCCCATGCGTAACGCCCTATCCGGAAATCTCCAAAAGCGTATTCTTCCGGGCACAGGTCTCTGATAAAATCATGGTAGGTCTGGTCTATATGTTTACAATCAACCAACTGCGCCATGCCTACGATGCAGCCTCTCGGAAGGTTTTCAATATCTTCCGGAGTCTTAAGCCCTGCCGCAACAAAATATTTAAGCGTATCTTCATCCATATCCGGAACACCAAATATGTTGTAACTTGCCGCCTTCGCCGAATGAATCAGTATCGGTCCCCTGTACTTCGTCCCCCAGCTTCTGGTTTCATTGTGTTTCTTTCCCTCTGCCAAAAGCTGCGCCCATGGCTGCCATATTGTCAATGCCTTCATTCTCTCGCCCTCCCTAAATATATCAATAATGCCGGTTTCTCTGATTCCTCATTCTTCACCCACTTTTCCGTTTCCTGAACATAGAACATATCCACAAGGCTGTTGTATATTCTGGGGTTCTGTGGATTATCGCCGACACAGTCCTTTGTTACAAATAAACAAATGAACTCCTGAAAATATGGGATCCATGCTTCTGAAAAGATCCGGATCCGAAATTCCTCTGCAATGCGCGTGATCTCCTGCAGATCAAATTGCTGAAAAGCTGCCCGTTTGAACCTTGCATTGTACTTCCCGTCTTTGTAGATTTCATTGATCTTGCGGATAAGTACATCAAGTTTTTCTTTATCGTCCCGCCGGATCACAAGATCGCCAAGCGAATATTCCCTGATAAAGTCGATCAGTTCTATGCGCAGCTGCGATTTTAATAACTGAAACGAAATTTTGTATTTGCCTTTAAGATCTTCCGGCGGCACAAGCGTTTTGTTTTTCCGGTACTTTTCAAGCGTAATCCCTAGTGTTTTCAAGGCTTCCGTGCTATTTTGCATACCTCATTCCTCCTAACATCTAAAAATTCCTAACATCTAG